ACTGTGGACTGTACCCGCTGGTTATACAGCATATTTGTTTCAAATAGATACCACAGCATTTACGGTTCAAAACAACAAGGTTGCTACGATACGTATGCTGACACGCGAACTTAACGGGGTGTTCCGCACACAAAACAAGTTTGATTTGTTTGAAGGCTCGTATCATCAGGACATTACCTGCCCACAGCCAATTCCAGAAAAGACAGACATTGAATTTCGGGCAATAGCGGACAGTTCCAATGCTGACCTGAGAGTTGCAGCTACCTTTGACATCATTTACATAGAGAACTAGAGATGGAAGTTCGCAAAAAACGCACCCTTGCTGCACAGCTAGGCACATCGAACCAAGACATCTACACTGTTCCTGCCCGATTTAACGCTGACATCAACAGTATTTATGTGAACAATCAGTCTAGCAGTGCAGTTACATTTAGCCTTGATTGGTATGACGCTGCAACCACAACATACTACACGTTGGCAGAAGCTGTCGAACTCCCAGCTAACTCACTGCTTCAGATTACTGACTACCCCTTGTTCTTGGTGAAGAACGACAAGATTCGCGGACTGGCTAGTGCAAACAGTTCGGTGAATATCTCAATCTCTCTGGAAGAGTATTACGAAACTGCACTTTAACCTCGCCTAAAAGGAGAAAACCTAATGGCAATCACAACTGCTATGTGTAATAGCTTTAAAACAGAACTGTTGGGCGGTCTTCACGATTTGGACACGGATTCGCTTAAACTTGCTCTGATTAAAGCATCCCCTACTGGCACTTACAACGCCAGCACAACTAATTACTCTGACGTAACAGGTAACTCTGACGAAGCGTCCGGCACCAACTACACTGCTGGTGGTCAGGTACTTGATGGTGCGTCAATCACACTGGATGGCTCTACTGCTATCGTAGACTTCACTGATGAAGTGTTCAGCAACGTAACTGTATCTGCTGACGGTTGTATCATCTACAATACAGCTAACAGTAACTCTGCCATTGCTGTTATTGACTTTGGTGGTACTGTTTCTGCTACTGCTGGTGACTTGACAATTGAATTTCCTGCCGCTGACGCAAGCAACGCTGTAATTCGTATTGCGTAAGGAGTAGAACATGGCGTTCTACGATTCCTTTGATGCTCTTTATGGTACTGGTGCATACGGTTCTGCTAGATACGGAATTGTAGCACCTGAAGTTGCATTAACGGGAGTCAGTGCCACTGGTTCAGTTCAAACTGTTGCTATCAATGGATTTGAGATTGACATCAGTGAACGCTTAAACAGTGTAAGTGCTACGGGTAGTATTAACACAATTACTGTTAATATTATAGAAGCACTAAACAGTGTAAGTGCTACAGGTTCTATTGGAACAGTTGAACCAAAAGTAGATGAGGCACTAAACAGCGTATCGGCTACAGTATCTATTGGTACTATTCAGCCAAACGTAAGTGAACCTATTACTGGTGTAGTTGGAACACTTACACTTAACGGTGCAGGACTGGACATCAGGTCTATTAACCGTGTTCCTGTTGATGGTGTAAGTGGAACAACCACGCTAGGAACAATAGAAGCACAGACTACAGAAGCACTGAACAGTGTGAGTGCTATAGGTGCTGTAGGAAGTCTTACTGTTCATACTGCAGCAGGACTCACAGGTGTTGCTGGAGAACTCAACCCCTTACGCCCATTCACTGCAAGTGGTGATGCACAGCTTTCTACAGCAGAAAAAAAGTTTGGCACTGCTAGTTTACTATTAGATGGAACAGGTGATTTTGTAACAACAAGTTACACTTCAAGTCTGTTAACAAGTTCAGAATGGGCTGTAGATTTTTGGGTTTATTCTTCAACACTAACAAGTCAAACTGCTCATCTTTGGGATGGACAAAACTCTAACTCTGGTTTTGCTTTACGTATTAGTAGTGGTAATTTACAAGTAATTAAAGATGGTTCTATAGCTAGGTCAGTTAGTGGACAATTAAGTAACAATACTTGGCATCATATACGACTACAAAGAAGGTTTGCCTTTACAGAAATATTTGTAGATGGATTCCAAAGAGGTCAGCAAGCAGGTGCAGGATACAATGCTCATACCTATGTAATTGGGGCTAAAGAAAATGGTTCTGAAGAATTTACTGGCTACATTGACGAATTTAGAGCCTCTACACCAACAGGTCTTTCTGCTGCAAGTTTTACACCTGAAACAGAAGCGTACTCTTTAGATGGAAGTACAGAAGCACTACTTCATTTTGATGGTACAAACGGTTCTACTACCATTACAAATGAAGCATCTAATGTAATTAACCTTACGGCAACTGGAACTGCCAATCAAACATTAACAGGTGTATCTGCTACAGGTTCGATTGGTGAAGTAGAGGACCAGCCAACAGAAGCTTTGCTAAGTGTAAGTGCAACAGGCGCAATTGGTAGTCTGACCTTGCACGTCGTTGAATCTCTTGTTGGAGTTGTTGGAACCGGAGCAATCGGCTCATTATCCCCAAGCGATGCAATTACCGTGTTTACCGCGTCAGCATACGACAGGAAGAACACAGTACACGTCATTCCATCTGCACTTATCTTCCGTTCAGTAGACAGCGGGGCTGCGGCAGACGCATACGACAGAACACGTATGGTTAGTGTTCTACCAAAACAAACAAGTAACCACAGAAGGGCTGCGTAACGATGTCTCTTAAATGGCCTGATAAAGACCCAGACGACCAGTTGGATTATTCTATAAACTGGGGTCCGGCTTTAGACACAGACACAATTTCTTCTCTTGTCTGGAAAATTTACGATGAAAACGGTACGTTGCAAACATGGTCAGATAGCCAAATTGTAAACGGTCTTCAACTGGTGAGCCGTACCAACACAAATACCGTAGCTACAATATATCTAGGAAGCGGCACTGCGTTTACTACCTATAAGATTGTTTGCCGTATGACAGCCAGTGATGCAACTATCCGCGAACAAGAGGTTCGGATTCGTGTTGTGGAGAAAAATTGATGGCGTATAACTACCTTTCCCTTTCGAACGAAGTCTGCCGCCGCCTCAACGAGACGGAGTTGACATCTAGTAATTTTAGCAGTGCTTCTGGATTTTATGCACAAATCAAAGACAGCATCAACTCTGCAATTCGTGATATCAATCAAAAACATTTTAACTGGCCGTTCAATCATAACACAGACGACATTGTTTTAACAGCAGGTGAATTGCGATACCCGCTTCCAGAAAACGCCAAGTACACTGATTTCGACACGGTTCGCTTGGCTCGTGATACTGCTGTTGGCGTCGGGTCAGCCAAGCACTTGACACAAATGTCCTACGATGAGTACGTTGACCTTCACATCGACCAAGAGTACGAAACAGACACAACAAAGGGTTCAGCACCCGAACACATTGTTCGTTCACAAGATGGTGACATCATTGTGGTTCCGATGCCAGACAAGGCGTATACAATCGAGTACGAATTTTTTATGTTTCCTGCAGACTTGGAAACATACGACGATGTACCAACAATTCCGTTTCGCTTTAAACACGTCATTGTTGACGGGGCTATGTATCACGCCTATATGTTCAGAGACAATCTAGAGTCCGCCAGCCTTTCCCTACGCAAGTTCGAAGAGGGAATGAAGCACATGCGGACTCTTCTTGTAAACGAAAACGCATACGCACGGGCGGTTTAAATGCCGGATAGATGGCAAACATACTCGTTTGAGTTCAAAGGCGGACTCATCACGAACCTGTCCCCGTACCAGCAAGGTATTCAGGCTCCGGGGTCTGCTCGTATTCTTCGCAACTTTGAGCCGTCAGTATTTGGTGGATATCGCCGTGTCGAAGGGTACGATAAATTTGACACTAACGCCCTTACTAATTCAGGAAATGTACGGGGTATTTTAAGGTACAACGCGGAAGTTTATGCTGCACGAGGTGATGACTTATTTAAATCTAGCGGGTCTGGATGGACACAAATCACGGACAACGCGACATACAGCAGTACGGGTATCACGCTTGGTGGTTCTGCAAAAATCCGATTTCTCAAGTACAACTTTGATGGAACAGACAAGTTCATGGTTGTCGATGCGACGGGAAAACCGTTCAGATTCGACGGAACTACCTTCGAACAGCTAACATCTCTGTCGTCAGATACCTCTGGCGCAAGCCACATCGTCAATTTCAAGAACCACATTTTTCTTGGAAACGGCAAAAATCTTGTTTTTTCGGCCCCATACGAAGATGATGACTTTACAAGTGCGAGTGGTGGTGGTATAATAAACATAGCCGATACGATTACAGGGCTTATTGTTTTCCGTGACCAGTTGATTATTTTTAGTGAAAATACAATTAACAGGCTTGTTGGTAACAGCATTGGCGACTTTCAGTTGCAACCGGTATCGCGGGACTTGGGGTGTGTGGCTGAAGACACCATTCAGGAAATTGGTGGTGACATCATGTTTTTAGGGCCGGATGGTTTGCGGCTCTTTTCAGCAACTGACCGCGTGGGTGACTTTAGTCTTGGGGTTGTTTCGAAGCCAATACAAACTGAAATGCTGGACCTTATCTCCAGTAGCACAACATTTAACAGCACGGTAATTCGTGAAAAAAGCCAATATCGAATCTTTGGATTCAACAGCGGGTACACGAACAGTGCCGCAAAAGGAATAGCGGGAACACAACTTCAAGAAGGCCTTTCGTGGAACGACCTTCGCGGATTCAATGCGTATGTTACCTTCAGTGAGTACGACGGGTTTGCAGAACGCATCTATTTTGCTGCTTCGGACGGGTACGTTTACCAGATGGAGCAGGGCAACACACAAGACGGAACTGACATCGTTGCTACATTTGCCACTCCGTTTGTTCCGCTGGGAGACCCTGAAGTAAGAAAAACGATATACAAGGGCACTACCTATTTGGACGTTAACGGCGACTTTGATTTGGAATTTTCGTTAAAGTTCGACTTTGACCAGCCAGCTTCACCGCAACCAGATTCGATTCTTAGTACAGATGCTGGTGCATCTATTACCTACGGTTCCGGTATTTACGGAACTTCCCTTTTCGGGGTTAAACAAAAGGCAATTTTTGAAGTGCCAACAATAGGTTCAGGATTTACAGTGTCTATACTTTACGAAACAACGGGAGCAAATACAGACGCTGTATTTACCGTCGATGCTGCAACCTTACAGTTTGCAACATACGGGAGGAGATAAAAGATGGGTACAGGTTACACCCGCAACGATACGCCAAACAACATAGCTGATGGAAACGTCATCAACGCCTCCGACCTTGACGGCGAGTTTGACGCAATTCAAGCAGCGTTTAACGCAACAACTGGTCACAGTCATGACGGCACAACAGGCGAAGGTCCGCAAATTGACACGGCGGGTATCGCGAACGACGCTGTTACGCTTGGTACCAAAACGTCAGGTAACTACGTTGCTGCCGGTGCGGTTAGCGGTGTAGGTCTTTCTGGTTCTGCGTCTAGCGAAGGCGCAACATTTACAGTTACATCTAATGCCACCTCTGCAAACACGGCAAGCACCATTGTTGCCCGTGATGCAAGTGGCAATTTTTCTGCCGGACAAATCACTGGTACATCCTTTGTGACCACTGGCGATATGACCTTCGGCGACAACGACAAAGCCATCTTCGGTGCTGGGTCTGACTTGCAGATTTACCACGATGGGTCGCATAGCTACATAAAGGATGCGGGGGATGGCGATTTAATTTTGCAAGGTTCTGATGATGTAAAAATACAAACTGCATCTGGGACAAATCTTGCAGTATTTACTGAAGGCACTTATGCACGTCTGTTTTATAACGGGACAGCAAGATTTGAAACCACCAACACAGGCGTGGATGTCACTGGCACACTATCCGCTAACAATATTAGAGTTGGGGTAGCGTTAGATTCTTGGGGTGCTAACAGTCACGTTCTTCAGATGGGTGATGCTGCAACAGACACGGGGGCATTGGCTTGGAATACCGTTTCTGGGGCTGATTACTTCGATTTGATGTATCAAAGCTATTTTGATGGGACAAACTACAAATATGCAACTGCCGC